CCTTCAGGCCTTCCTCGATCTCGTCGCGGAGCTCCTTGATCGCCGAGCGGAGATAGGAGCGCTCGGGGATGGTGGAGCCGGGATGGTGGACGCTCTTGGCGAACACGGTGCCGCCTCCGGCGACGAAGCGAAGCGCCTTTGCCTTGGTCGCGACGATGTCGTGCGCGCTGGTGCGGCCGCCATATTCTTGGATGCCGGCATAGACCACGCCGACGCTTTCGACCGTGGCGAGCACACTCGTTCCGCCGCCTTGGAGGTCGGACTGGATCGAGGCGCGCAACGCGCCGGAGCGCGTCTGGAGAACGCCGCCGGCGAGGTTGGCGTCGACTTTCGCGGCGAGCGCTTGGCGCAGATCGTCGGACTTGGCGAGGAGCGCGGCGAACACCGTCTCCGTATCCGCGAGCGCGCTCACGGGCCGATCACGCGGCGATAGGGCTGCAGCAGGCGCGAGACGAAATCGGGGATATCCTTGACGATGAAGGCCGCCGTCTCCTGGCCGCCGAGGCTCTTGGAACTCTGGCCGATCCGCGCGCGATAGGCATAGCGCTCCGCCGCCCATTCGCGGCAGCAGCGCGAGAGATCGTAGGGGATGTAACCATAGCGTAGCGTGATCGCCGCGCCCGCGTCGCTCGGAGAAAACGTGTAGACCCCGGCGGAGACGGCGTAGACGCCAGACCCGGGCGCGCTACCCGCGACGAGCGCGGCGCCATTGGCATGGGCGACGGCGCCGTCGACCTGCCATGGGCCGTAAGGGGCCCGCGCCGCGACGACGAAGGGCGCGGTCGTCGGCACGATGGCCGCCTCGGCGGAAATCTCGTAACCGGCGCGGTAGCTGATGACGACATTCTGGATGCCGTTCGGGATCGGGCCGCGCCGCATCGACAGCCGCTGCAGTCCGCCCGGCGGCGCGGGATCGGCGCTATCGAGGATCGCCGACAGAACCTGCCCGCCCGGCGCGGCGGTGGAGGTTGCGATCGACACCGGCATGCCATCGATCGTGAAGGAGAGGACCTGGCCGATGGGCCAGTGCCGCGGCACGATCGAAGTCTCGCCGCCGCCGTCGCGCGTCTCGGTATAGATCGCGGGCAGGATCGTGGCGCGCCCTAGATTGGTCAGGATCGCGACGCTGATCTCCGTGATCAGCGCCGAAAGCACGGTGTCGTCCGCCGTGCTCGTCACGCCGAGCCAGGCCTTGAGATCGGCGAGGCTCGTGAGATCGTTGGGGGAAGCCATGAGGGCGATCCTTGGGATTGGGAGATTACCGCCGCGCGGGCGGGGCGTCTTTTGCCTGTGTCTGCTCGCCGCGCGTGGCCGCGCGAAGGGCGCGGCGTAGCGCGGCGAGCGTCTTGGGATAGGGGCCGGCGACACCAGCCGCCGCTAGCGCGGCGACAAGCGTTTCGCGCGTCGTTGGAGCGCTCGGGGCCGCGGCCTCGTCCGCCTCCGGCCATGGTAGGATGCCATGCGCGAGGAGCAGCGGCGCCGCCGCGCCATCCGCCTCGATCGCGCCCTCCGCCGAAACGGTGTGCGTCGCGCCGCCGTGGGTTACGGCGGAACAGTTTGGCGGAACCTTGAACCGCATGCGTCTTGGCTCCGTCGCCTCAGCCGTTGCCAATGTTGGTGATCATCGCGAGGGACGGCGGGAAGTAATGCTGCAGAACCTCGTCGGCATAGACACCATATTCATAGCGTCGCGAACGCAGCGGCCATTCGATCTGGTAGTAATCCTGCCGCGTGCGAATCTGCATGAGATTGCCGACGCCCGCGAGCGGATAGGGCAAGACGCCCGTCGTCATCAGGATGGTGCCGGCTGGCATGTTTGGATGCACGCGGATATCGAGCACGCCGCCGCCTTGCATGGAGAAGCGGTTGAGATAGGTGCGCACCATGATGCCGCCGCCGACGAAATCCTGCGAGGCGTCGAAGACGAAGCGCTGCGCCGAGGCCGCCGAGCCCGTGACGATCTTGCGGGAGATATTCAGCGCTTCCTGCGAGTTGACCCAAATCGTGTCGGGCGAGAGGCGGTAATTGTCCCACATCGACTTCAAGGCGAGGTCGATCTCGACGATGCCGCCCGCGTTATCCGCCGTCAGCGGCGTGCCGACGCCGGCGGTCCCCTGCGCCTGGGTCGCGATATAGGCGCCCGAGCCAGACTTGATCGCCTGCGTGAGGAGACCGTCGAAGGCGAGCGCGTTCGCGGAATTGTCCGTGGTACCGAGCGAGGCGGCGGTTTGTGTCCCCACCGCAGCGGCGGTGATCGCGAGCGAGGCGATCGAGGTGATCGCGCCGAGGCGCTCGCCGCCGGCCGCGCCCCAGAACCAGGCATAGCCCATGGCGCCGAGCACGGGAGCGATACTCGCGCGGACGAGATGGGTGGCGTTGCCGTCGTTGGCCGTGGTGATCGTGGCGTTGGCGGAGAGCTTCGCCGAGCCGCCGCCGAACGTGTCGACCGTGCCGTCTGTGTTGGTGCGCGTGATCTGCCCCTGGATGCCGCCGACGACCGTGGCGTTGATCAGCCCATCGAGCGTCAAGGCCACGCAGATGACGCTGAGCGCGGTGTTGGCGGCGAGGCTGCCGCCGGTCCCGACATCGCTTAGAGTCGGCGTCGGCGTCGTGCCGAGCGTGATCGAGGAGCAGCCGCCGAGGATCATCGCTTCCTCGCCCAGCATCAGCGCCTCAAGGCCGGTCTTGGCCGCGATCGAGCGGACATCGTCGAAGCCCTGCCCGGCATACTGCGCCTCGAAATCGACGCTCGTCTCGACGCCGATGCCCTTGTAGACGGCTGTGTAATCCTGCGTCGCCACGGCGAGCGCGCCGCCGCGATTGGCGGAGGAGACACCGAAGCGAAGGCCGTTGGTGTTGATCGCCGTGATCGCGCGCCAGGCCGCCTGCAGGCCCCCCTTGCCTGACACGCGCGGGATCGAATTGCGCAGCGGCGTGAGCACGGGATAGAGGAACTTGGCGCCGAGTTCGAGATCGTAGAACGTCAGGCCCGAGGTGGGGCTCGAACTTTCCGAATAGGTGCTCTTCGCGAGCGTTTCGGGATTGATCATGGCGAGCGGCTTCTGCTGCGCGGCCCTGAGGTTGCTCAAGACGTCCTGGGTATTGGTCGCGGTCATGGGTCTGCTCCTGGGAAAGGCTTTTTCGAGCCCGCGCGATGGGGCGAAGGTTCGGGATGGTCGGGTCGACGTGACGCCGGATCAGCGGCGATGCTGATCGCCCTGGCGCTGCGCCAGCTTGATCGCGAGAAGCGACAGCGCATTGGGATCGGAGAGCAGGCGATCGAGGCGTCCGTCCTCCTCGAGGCCCGCGTCCTCCTGCTTCGACACCGCGCGGGCGCGTGTCGCGAGCGGCATTGGACGCGGTTCGTCCTCGATCGCCTTGATCCGCGTGGCGAGATCCGACAAGGTCTTCATCAAACGATCGGACAGGATATCGAACTGCTTGGTGAGATCGACCATGTGCACCTTGTGCGCGCCGCAGGTCGCGCCGAGCTCGACCGCGGTGTCGTGCATGGTCTGGATGCGATCGAGGTCCTCCGCGCTATTGCGGGCGCCGATCTTTTCGACGGATTGCGCGCGTGGCGCCGGGGGCGCCTCCGCCACGGTCGCGACGGGCTCGGCGGGCGCGAGCTTGAATTTTCTATATTCGGTCGATCCGTCCGCCTTCACCATCTCGAAACGCGCTTCCGACAGGCAGGGCAGGTCGACGAGGGAGATTTCGTGCGGGTCGGCGGTATAGCGCTTGGCCCCGCTCGCGTCGGTCCAGCGCCTGGCGTAGGTGCCGCCCTGCGAGAAGCCGGTATAGACGCCTTCCTCGACCTTGATCCATTCGGCGTCGTCGATCACCTTGGCGCAGATTTCGATCTGCCTGGCCTCGTCGTTGAAGGTGAGCGCCGTGACCTTGCCGGCCGCCACCGCGCCATGCATGGCGCGCAGATTGCCGAGCGACTTGCCGCCGCTCGATTTAGCGATCGCCTCGGACCATTTCTCATAGAGCGGCTTGGTCGAGGCGTAGTCGCAGATTTCGCCGGCGCGGTCCTCGATCTCCGCCGTCGCCACGCCATAGACGAGGCGCCTCGCGGCATCGACCTTTGTGATGGGGATGGTCATGCGCAGCGCGGTCATCGGAACTCCTTTGGTATCGGACGAAAGGGATGGCTCAGGGGTTGGAGGGCGGTGGCGGTGCCCCGCCCGCTGGCAAGGTCGCGTAGCCGTTGGCGGTGAGCGCGAGCGGCAGATCGGCGGACGGATTGGCGAGCGGCGGGCGCCCGAGCGCCGCGCGGGCCTCGTTGATGGTGAGGATGCCGCGGCTCGTGAAGCTCGAAAGGATCGTCTCTTGCGCCAGCGGATCAATCGTGTCGGTCGGGGTCCAGGCGAATTCGAGATCGGCGGCGTCGAACTCGCGCGCGAGGAGGTCGTCGACGAGGCCCTTGACCCAGAGTAGGATGGGGGCCAAACCCTCTTCCTGCGCCAGGTCCTTCTGCACCTCCGCCGTCGCGCGGTTCATGGTCTGGACGAGCGCCTGCGGCGAGACGGAGAAGGCGAAGCAGACGATGCGCGCGAGCCAGTCGTCGAACACGCTCTTGAGTTCGGGTTCCTTGGTCTGGATGAAGGTCTTGGCGACGCCGCCGGGCACGAATTTGGCGCGCCGCCGCCGCGCGAGATCGCCGGAGAAATAGGCGTCCCAGTATTTCTGGTAGGAGGCGATCTGATCCGGCGTCCAGGTCTCGGGAACGCCGATGAGGCTGTCGGGAATATTGCCGTCGGTAAAATAGTCCATCAGGAACAATTGCCGGCGCAGCGCGATATTGACGGTGGTGATCACCTGTTCGACAGGGCTGAAGCCGTAGGCACGGTTGACGCGGATGTTGCGTGGGCGATAGAGGAGGTCGCGCGTGGAATAATCGACAGCGGGGAAGCCTTTCAGCACTTGCTGATAGGCGACGGGATAGATGGTCTGCCTACCTTCGTCGTAGGGAAGCGGCGTGCGGCCCCAGGCGTCGATCAGGGGCTTGATGGTCGCCCCGTCGAGGGGCATCAGGCCGACGAGGCGCCCGACGCGATTGCGTTGCATGTAGAGAGCCGGCGCGTCGATGACGAAGAGTTCCTCCATCAGCATGCGCAGCCAGTCCGCCCAGCCGTGGATGCCGTCGGGCTTCATGAAGAAGGCGGTGAGCGCGGCGATCCGGGCCGGATCGCGCGCGCCGCTGGCGAGGCGCGGCTTGATCGACCAGGCGAGGCGCGAGATCTGATCCTTGCGCGTCTCGATAACGACGCGCAGGAGATCGTAGCCATCGGCGAGCTGGCGCAGCGTGCCGAATGTGACGGGCTCATAGGGCCTTGGCTGGAGCCAGAGATTGTAGCCGGCGGGATAGTCCCACTGGCGTCCCGCGACATCGGCGGGCGCGCCGGGCGCGATTGGATCGAGCGGGCCGAACCAGTCGGCGGCGGGCTCGCTGGCCGAGGCGTTCTGGCGCGCCGCGAAGGAAAGGCTGACCTCGTAGGGGTTGAGCGACCATTGCGGCTGGCCGGCGCCACGCTCGCTCACGATCGGCACCCAGCGTCGATGGAAAGGTTTGGCATTGTCACGCGTCCTGGGCTTGGCGGCGGTAGTATTCGATGATGCCGGTCCCGTCCTCGGAGCCGAAGAGATGGCTCAGGGCCCAGATCGCGGCGTCTGCATGGTCGGGGCTGCCCTGGCCGCCGTAACCTGAGGCGGAGAAGGCGCACAGCTGATCCTCGAGCTTGGGAAAGCGCCCGACGTGATGGACCTGGCCCAAGGCGTAGCGCACCGAGATGGGCTCGGCGCGCACCGCCTTGCCGCGGCTCGCGACGACGAGGCGGATCGGCACGTTGCGATCCGCCGCCTGGATCGTCGCGCGAACCATCTCGCCGCCGAAGTTCGATTCCGCGACGATGCAATCGGCGTTGAACTCGTGGAACGCGGTGACGGCGCGCCGCCCCCAGCCGGCGGGTGCCTCGCGGCAGGAGCGATCGGCGAGAATGTAGCAGTCGCCGTCCTCGCCGCGCGCGGCGATGATGATCCCAATTTCGTCGGAGCCCAAATCGTCGCGGCCGGCGGCGCCCGAGGGATCGAGCGCGACGACGACGGCCACGCGCCTGGCGATCGGAATGGCGTCGGGGTCGCGGCGATTGCGTTCGATCGTCTCGTAGGTCCAGAGCGCGTCGTCGACGGCGTCGACGTAGACGCCCTCGTAGAAGCGCTTGCGCTGGCGCTCCGGGAGATTGGCGAGGCTTTCCAGGAAGGCCGGCGAGAGGTTCGCGGCATTGTCGCGCGGGTTGATGAAGGCGCGGTCGTAGGCGTCGGGGTCGGCGAGCGGCCGCATCGAGACGGGGTCGCGCTTTTCGCCGAAGAGAATGTTGGTCCAATGCGCCTTATTCGTCGGATTGAGATCGACATAGGCGCGCTGCGCGAGGCCCGGCACGACCTGCGCGAGCCGGGTGAAGGCGATGAGCGCGGAGGCGTAGGGAATTTGCGAGGCCTCGTTCAAGAAGATCGTCGCATATTCCAGGCCGAGGATTTTCTCGACGCGGTCCTTGTCGTCGAGGCCACCGATCCAGATGCGCGAGCCGTTCGGAAGCTTGAAGAAGCCGTCCTGGCGGGATTCCTTGAGCTTGGTGTCGGGGAAGCAGAGACGCATCACCGTCGGCAGCGTATCGAGCGCGATCGAGGCGCGCGCCGCGTTGGCGTGAAAGCGCAGGATCGCGTGACGCGAACCCGCCGCCTTGAGCGCCCGTTCGACGATGGCGCGCACGATCATGAAGGTCTTGCCGGAGCGCGTGCCCCCGGCGAGGCAGGTGTAGCGCCGGGGCCCGTCCAGGATCTGGCGCGCCGCCTCTTGTCCCGCGCTGAATGAGACCATGCGTTATCCTAACCCTAGTGAGGGACTGTGAGACGCCAAACGGTGTCGCGTGATCGATTGTCTCGCGCGATGGGCCGCGAGAGGGTCGCCGGAGGCGAAATTCGTGCTCGGCACCCGCGCATTAGGCGTCGCCGACTGTATTTGGTCAATACATGGACAGAGCTTCTTAAGTCGCGTTCTTACATATCGAGATGTCAGCGAAGAACACCGAAACGACATCATTACTTGTTCGCGGCGGCGTTTTGATCTTTGCTTGCGCGCTCGATGGCGATGCCGAGCGGACGGTTGTGTGGCCCGGCATGCGCGCATTAGGCCGTCGGTTCGTGTCCCGGGTCAAGTGGTATGGGATCAAACGATACGCGCGATCTTATACCAAGTCCCTAAAAGCCCGACCCATGGGCCCATCGCCGTGTTCCGATCGACATGATGAGCCAGGGTCGCTCGACGAGTTTGTTCCAGCTGAAACAGCAATGGTCGACGATGTCTTTATAGT